ATCTATATAGTAAATTTTGTTTCGTGTTTAAAAGGTGAATCGTCTATTTTTTTATATATGGTTATGTTAAGATGATACTTACGTTACTCCTCCTTATCATAAACAGTATTATATTCATTAATGTAAAAGAACCATCAAACTTAACGGAAGTGCGTGAAAAGTACAGGACACTCCGAGATCACCTCAGGGAAACAAATAATGAAGAATTCAAAATATTGTGTAAAGAAATCCCCATCACCGCACACCGTCGTTTAAATGGTTCAATCGGCTACAATGTAAGTAAAGGTAGTGATATAGGTATATGTATAGACGGTGAACCGAACGAAATATTTCATGTACTTTTACACGAACTCGCGCACTGTACCGTAGACGAATATTCACACAGTAAAGAGTTCTGGAACAATTTTGATAAACTTAGAACAATATGCGTTTCACTTGGAATATACCAGGAAATACCACAGCGCCGTGAGTTTTGTGGTAAACACATCCAGGATAAATAATATTTGGTAGTAATAAAATGCAATCTTTTGGTGATTTAATGAAAGCATATTTGTTATTGAACACTTTACTCGCAACTTCGAGTACACCCCTACTTTTAAACAATAAATGGTTAAATATGTTCATAATTATGATCGTTACACCATTAATTATTACTGCGTTACCACGTGGTGGTGATATATTTGGGCGTTTAGCTATGGATGCACCATTTTTGATGGTGTCAACTTTATTAGGTATGGGTATAGTTGCTGGTATTTCTCAGATAAATAAAAGGTTCGAAAAAGATTTTAGAGATTATGGTAAAACTACGAAGAGTACTGGTACTGTTTTAGGACTTCGCGCAGTTGGTTTACTGTTCGGATTTCTCATTTCCTATTTTATCTTCGGAAAGAGAATGTATAAGCACTATAATGCCCCTTTATATTAAGCATATCTTCTCGCAATGTAAAAGGCAATCGCCGCGACCAAACCGGTCGATGCTAAACCCACGGCACTTCGGTGTCCTTGGTCGTTCAAAAACGATGGGACGAAGTTTGCGAGTTTTTCCTGAACTGGCTTACTAATTGCCACCGCAGCACACGCCGCAACGATGAGTGCTTCGAACTGGTCATCAGTAAGGTTGAATGGATTTTTAGATTCTGGTTTCTTTTCTTGGGTTTGTTGTTGAATTGGTTGTTGTGCCATCATCATTGGTGTTTGCATTTGCATTTGCGTCATGCGTGGGTCTTGAGACATCATGGGTGGTTCCATTGGGTCTTCAGCTTGACCCATAATATCGGAAATTGAAGTAGAGTCCATCGTTTGTTTATTTTCACTCACATTTTTTTCGGGTGGGTTATTCGGCACGAAATTAGTAGACTGGTTATTATTTAACGATACCATTCCGTCGCCAGAATCTGATAAATTCATAGTTCTAACGTCCGTCATTTATGGTAATCATAGGTTTTTAGACTCAGTCACTGACGCATCGCCTGAGTGTAAAACATATCTTGGGTACATACCCAAGAATGTATTTAAAACCTTAGGTAAAACATCACTTTTTTCATGTTCTGGTATAGAATCGTTAAAATATATACGTTTGGAATCGTGACATACATTTACGTACACATAATAACCATCACTTTTCCTAAAGCCATCTGATGAGAGTTCGTTAAATTTTGCGTATGGGTACACCATTCTCGAAGTACACGTCCGTCTGATAAAATTCATTATTACTTTGTTTTTGTTATTTTAAGTCTTGTTTTTTTAGTTGCATTTTTAGCATCAGATTCCTTTTGATCCAAATATTTAGGATTATACATTTTTTTGTGAAGTTTCCAAAGATCCGGACTACCTACCCTGAAGTTTTTCCTGAGTGTAGCCTTGTACCAAAATACACAGTCCTCTATTTTATTACTTTTTGATGTATTATCTAACACTAAACACTCGTAATTTTCTGTACATGCATCCATGACCTTATTAAACATATCAAAATTCGGAAAAATACCAAAAAATGATTTGTATATTTTTTCTCTATTCTGAATGATATTTTCTCTTAAAACGAATACGTAATCGACATTTGCTCTGAGCGCAGGTGGGAGATCCATGACGTATTGCATAGTAAGCATGAAAAATATATTATAGTGTCGTCCATTCATAAAACATTGACGTATACACGTATCTTTTAAGAATTTACTATCATACATACAATCATCTAAAAGCATAAATGTACCATTATTTATACTCTTACCTTTCGTACCAACTAATTTTCTTTGTCTCGATATAACTCTCTCTATAGCATCTCTATCGTAATCACCATATACAAACAGATCTGGAATAAATTCACCGTAAAAATGATTCCCTTCTTCTGTACCGGATAGAACAACACCGGCTGGTATATGTTTCTTATAATACATAATGTCTTTCACGAGTGTTGATTTACCCGTGTTACGTTTACCTATAAAAACACATACCCTATCATCGGACATTTTTTCGGGTTTGAATTTTCTCAGTTGAATATTCATTCTATGATAGTGTATCGTTTTATTTCATAAAATTTTACTCACATAAAGTAAGAATGGCTGGTCGATTAAACCTTGCTGTCACGGGTATCCAGGACCAATGGCTTACTGGTGATCCCGAATTTTCGTATTTCCTGATGAATTTTAAACGACACACGAAATTTTCAATAGAAGCTATAGAAACACCATTTGATGGTGATATTGATTATGATGCAACTGTAGAGTGTCGTATACCCAAAAACAAAGGGGATCTCGTTCGAAGCATGATGCTTAAATTTACTTTACCGCAACCCACTGTACCAGACAAGTCTTTTGAGGTAACAGAATCTGGTTTAAATTACTATATAGACGGTGTTCAACAAGACACACTTACACTATATGAAGGTTCTACATATACTTTTAATGTAAATGCTTCTTCACATCCATTTTACTTCTCCGAAACATCAGATGGTGTTCATAGTGGTATTACTCAGTTAACAAATAGTAATTTACCGGGTGGATTTGAAACAAGCGTTTCTATTTATGGTGACAATGCTATTATTGGTTTACCAAATGTACAAGGGGGAGGTGGTTTTAGAATATATAGTCGTGTTTCTGGTACAGACACGTGGAATTTAAATATGGGTACAGATACTCAGGTTCAAAGTGAAGGTGGTACCCGAAGAATAATACTTTCCGGTGATTTTGACGCCTTTGGTTATAGTGTAGACATTAATGACAAATACGCAGTTGTAGGTGCTCCACAATACTTTAGAGGTACCATTGATGGTAATGGATATATTCGTATTGTTACGAACACTAACGGTACATGGTCTGTAGGTCCAGAAATAGGAGCACAAAATGGGGTTTTTGGTGATAAGTTTGGTTACAGTGTAGCAATAAGTGGTGATTATATATTAGTAGGTGCACCCGCAAAATCATCTAATACTGGTAGTGTTTATATATTCAAATTAACCAATGGTACATGGTCCGAACACAGTGAAATTATTGGTTCTGCGTCAGATTTATTTGGATCGTCTGTTTCTATAGATGGTAATTATGCTATAATAGGTGCACCTGGTAATAATAAGGTGTACATTTATCATTTATTATCGGGTACATGGACACTAAATACATCTTTTACAAAACCGTCAGGTGAAGGTTTTGGTACATCTGTAAGTATTAATGGAACCAATATATTAGTAGGTGCACCAAATAAAAGTACAAATACAGGTAGTGTTTATCCGTATATATTATCTAATGGTACATGGTCACAAGGGTCAGAAATAACAGCTACAGGTGGTTCATCGGGTGATTTTTTTGGTATATCTGTTGATATAAGTAACGAAAACGCAGTAATTGGTGCATACGGAGACGATCGTACGGAAGACTTAGGAACGAGTTATGTTTTTGTTTTAAATGAATATAATATATGGACTCAAAAACATAGTTTTAAAGGTGGGACGGATGCATTCGGTTTTGGTTATGATATAGCAATAAGTGGTAACTATATATTTACAGTTACAAATTTAGATACACGATTTGGAGGTCCCACAAATAAATATTTCATATCTAAAATCCCAGTTCGGTATACAAACGGTGTTACCGGTGGTGGTACAAGTATAGTAACATTTACAGTACCTAGTGGTGCACCGTCAACGTTGTATTATTACTGTGATAATCATTCCAATATGGGTGGTCAAATAAATTTCAAAAAAATAATTTATAGAAAATCTATAGGTGCTCAAATCATAGAGTATGCAGATCTTTTGATTGGTGGTCAAACCATTGAACGTATAACAGGTGATTATATATACATGTATGATCAGATACACAACAACAAAGACGATATAGACCAAACACTTTATTTCTTAACGGGACACAATAATTATTATTATAACGTATCTTACGATTGGGATTATAACGTTCTTTTACCTTTCTATTTTTTTAGACACTCGAGTTTAGCTATACCCGTATGTACACTTACGAAACAACTTGTCGAGGTACGCATAAAGTTTAAAAAATTGAATGATGTGACTGTAAGTTATACAGGAGATACTAATACTATATCAGACCCACCTTCAGACGTTTCTTCATCAATTAAAAAAGTATCACTCGTCACCGATTTCTTTTTTGTTACGGAAGATGAAAAGAACTTTTTAATGTCTAAACCAATAGAATATGTCATTACACAACTCCAAATGTCACAATTTAAGTTTAAGGCGGGTGAATCTAAAAAGGCGGGTATGCTTAACTTTAAAAATCCAGTCAAGGAAATGTTCTTCTTAGCAGTGAGTGATGATGTTCACAAACTCAATCCAATAAAACACGTTACCATGAAGTTTAATAATAATACAATAATAGACGCCGATAACTTAATGTTAAGTTACGAACAGCCTCTGAAATATTACACGGGTGTTACTGAAAACAACTTCGGGGTATATAGCTTTTCACTTAAACCCGAAACGTATTACCCAACAGGACAGGTAAATATGAGTAGAATAGCACACAATTTAATTGAAATCGAGCTCGACGCACCTGATACGAACTACGGTCATAAAGTTTACGTATACGCTGTAAACTATAATGTTTTAAGAGTGAGTAGCGGACTCGGGGGTTTAAAATTTTAGTGCCTTATACTAGTAATGGCTGGTCGTGTTCAATTAGAAACATCCGGTCCACAGGACGCCTTTTTTACGGATAATCCAGAGTATACATATTTCATAAAGAATTTTCAAAAACATACGAACTTTGCACCTTTCTTTGTTGATATCGATGTAGATGGAGAAATTGAGTTTGGAAATACCATCAGGTGTACCATTCCCCAAGACCAAGGTGATCTTCTCAAAACCGTAAGTTTGAAAGTTGAGTTAAGTGCTATAGATCAAAGTTTAACAAATTTATCGGGTATAGGATACAATGAATCGATAGGTCATGCCATGATTGAATATGCTGAACTCATCATAGGCGGTGAAGTTATACAACGCGTACCGAGCGATTTCTTGGCGATTTATTCGGATAATTACGTGACACAAACAAAACAACACAATTTAGCCAAACTCGTCGGTAAACCACCTTTAGAATTGTCAGGTACAGAAGTCAGTAGTCAGGAAATAGGGCATTATTTAGGAAACGCAACTTCGGATACCAAATATTTTATCGATATACCGTTCTATTTTTATAATACCACCGAACTCGCTATACCTATATGTGCCATAACACAACAGGAAATTGAGATTGTTATTAAATTCAGGGAAGTTGATAAATGTATTCATGCCATCAATTCTAGTATAAACGAACCCGTATTATACACAGGTCTTAAACCAAAAAACTTAATAAAAAGCGCTAAAATAACACTGGAAATGGTTTCTTTGGACGAAGAGGAAAAACAGAAGTTAAGTAATCAAAGAATAGATTATACGATAACACAAATACAGGAAAATAAATCTATTATACCAGAATCTGCAACAGAACATAAACATAAACTCGAATTTAAAAACCCTATAAAAGAACTGTTTTTTGTAATACAAACAAAAAATGTTGATGCAGTCGATGGAAAAACGTATACCCCCTTTGATTATGATTTATATTATGAAAGATATGAGAGTGAAAATGAATACATTAATTATGAACACTTAAGAAGTTTGGAACTTAAACTCGACGATTCCGAAATTCTAAACGAAAAAACGGGTAGCATTATTAACTTACGTGCGGTACAAAGTGGTATACATCATTCAAGAACACAATTGTTCAGAAGATACTATTCGTATAGTTTTGCACTCGAACCCGAACGTTGGTATCCAACGGGACAAAAAAATTTTAGTTTAGTTAAAGAACAAATTATAAAACTTAAATTAAATCCACATAATGATACTAATAGGGAACTTAGAGTTTTAGGCCTAAGTTATAATATACTCCGTGTAGAAAACGGTATTGCTAAAACACTGTTTAACGTATAGTATAATGAATCAACGAGAAAAAGACGCAAACACAAACCTAATTGAACAAATACAGGAATCTGCCATTAACATTATCCAGCCCGTACTCGAACGGTCCATGATACTCGCTGCAGAGTATGCGAAAGCGTGTGGACGTGATATCGTTCTCGGTGAAGATATGGAATACGCCATGAAATACTGTGCCATGAACGAAGTTGGTAAGAAAATGGGTTCACATTTCCCAGAACTTTATGATGAAGAGTCTTCGGGTGAAGAAGATGAAGAAATTGAAATTGAAGAAGACGAAGACGTACCGTTTACGCGATATTCAGGACGCGAATATAAATTCGTTAAAATGAATATGGCGTATGATAATTGGAGTACATGGGAACCAAAAAATCCGTCAGAACAGATGTTAAAAAATGCCATAGATAGTAATGAACACATCAGAGCCGGAGGGGTACACGACGACATCTAAGTATTTTAAGATACGTGATGATGAAAGTTCTGATTCTGATTCGGAAACTGATTCTGAATCGGATTCAGAATCAAGTTCGGGTACAGTACCTATAAATATAGGTATGTTAAAAGGATATTTAAACCCAAAATATTATAAAAAAATTTTAGTCGAAGAAGATTTACTCCCTGATTAAAATCTCAGGATACTATATATAAAAATGTCTACTGCTGCTGAAACTGTTACGCTCGTCGCCCGCGAACTCGAGTCCCAATCTCTCAACGCCGTCGTTGCTGGATTCTCTTTCGCCGCTGCCCTCTCGTGGATGGACTTGGTGAGATGGTTGGTTAACCAAATTGTCAAGGTCAACAAGAACGGTGGCATGAACTACACGCTCACGGCCTTGTTCACAACGCTCTTGTCCATCTTGGTCTACGTTGGTATCTCCCGTGTTTCCACACGTGTCCAAAAGCCAGCCCAACCAATCTTCGCGGTTACTCGATAAGTTTTGGTTTTTTCATAACCAATAATAAAAATAATCCGGTTGCGACTACCATAAATATAGATATAAACGCATCCCATCTACGCGGATCCTCTAGCTCAGGGATACTCATAGGTGGTGGAAGAGAAAAGTCTCGTTCCACTTTAGCAATATTCTCAAGTTTATCAGTAGAACACGTCACCGCGAGTTTAAGTATATGATTCGCATTTCTAAAATCATATGGTATTAATCTATTGTTACTACTGTAATAAAACTGAACACGTAAACTGGATATCGTTTTTTGTGATCCGGAATCAAAATTGTGTTCGACGGTATCGTCAACACCCGAATAATTGATCACGTCACCACACAAAAGTATACGTCCTGTATAAAACGGTGTTTCTGAAAACACAGTTTTATTAAATTCGTCCGATCCGCTACTCATTTTAACAATAATTGCATCAGCACCCTGTAAATTAATACTTCCTGTTTCTAAAGTATAAGGCGACGATGTGGTAGACGAAACGTTACTTGCCGGTAAACCCAGAACATCGTATGGTGTTGTGTACCCATTCGTACCAGTAGCGTAACCGTTCGCACCCCCGTAAAATTCAAATGTAAACGGTGCACTACCCGTAAACGTTATAGCATTCGTTTCCTTGTCAAACACGGCAGATGTAATAACACTAGAGGCTTCTGTTGCAACCGCCTGTGCTAAATCATTACCGCTATAGTTTCCTATAGGTATAGTGACTGTTGTTCCATTTATATCAAATTGGTTGTTCCTGGAGTGTATGAGGTACTGACTATTATGAATACGCGCTGATATAAGTGATATTTTAGTCACGTCATAAATAGGATTTTTTAGGTGTACGACATAATCACCTGGGTTTGGGTACAAAACAGGGTCCCGTTCACCACTATCTATATCTAAGGTGTGTACCTTCATTAAAATATATGAACAATATTTTAATGAGTGTAAATCTCATAATTTTTAATTATTTAAGAAAGGTTATGAGCTAATGGGTTACTTGCAAGTTGTCGTCTCGCCGTATCCAAACTCATATTTGTAGCGTTTGGATTTTCGTACCCCTTATACGCATTGAATTTATGATAATCGTTGTTTCTGTATTGTTGTGTCCATGCACCATTCGCGGCGTTTACTCTACCATCAATTCTCGATGTATCGGAACGAACACTCGTAACCATACCACCTTGGTTAAGTGCATCGGCACGAACGTTCATTCGACCTGGACCCGCAGTTCTATTTGGTTTACCACGTCTATCGTCTGGCCTGAAACCATATTTCATAAGTTCTTCGGCAGTATGCGTCGATCCATATGTTCTCTTTTCACCAATCTTAGTCGCTGGTGTATTTAAGTAGCCACCAATAAAGCTACTAATACCTGGGGCAGGTTGGTTATTGTATTGATATTGTTCGATGGTACCATCAGCTTTATTTCGGGTTGGTTCTTGTGCACGAGTAAGTGCTGAAACCGTCCTCTTAGCACCCGCGTATCCCAAAGTATCCGTTCTCGAACCAGTTTCGGATCTATTCGTCGTTCTCTTTGTTCTCTCGTGTTCGCCTCTTGGAGTTCTTCCGGACATACCTTGTGCTCTACCTGGTACTGGAGGAAGACGACCATGTAAAAAGGCTGTCTTTTCAGGTCTATTATGGGCAACTTCACCAACGATACCACGTCGACCACCCTTTGCGTCGTACGCTGGACCCGACCTACCAGGTAAAGTCGTTAAGCGATACGCGCCGACGTTTTCTGGGTTCACACGAAACAATTGTTGATGACCACCAAACGCAGGAACTTCTGGACCAACACCCAAACCTGGACCAACGAGTTGTTTTTCAACTGGGGATAAGTTATTCATTCTACCTGCGTCATACATTCTGTTTCGCATGTTTAACACTTCACCGCCAGAGGAACGGTTTTGTGGAGCAATCTCGGCGAAAGACCCAATTTCTTCTTTAGACGTATACGATGGTTCGACTAATGGTGAAAGTGGTCCCAGATATTCAGATTGAATAACGACATCCCGATCTGAAAAGTCCGAAACGACTTCCTGTTCTTGTATTGGATTACCTTCCACTGTATACGTTTCATTTGGTTTACTTAATTTTCTCCCGGCATAAACTAAACCGGCTATAGCCATTATAGATATAGGATCAGCCATTCTTATTTCTTAGCGAGATTTTTATTGAGGTATCTTTGCTGAAACAAACCATTTTGGGTTTCGGCACGCGTACTCATGGGTTCATACGTTTTTGTTCTAAGTGGTAATTTACATTCGACATTTTGAAGTGGGTGAAAGTTTCTTTCATACGTTTTTGCCAAAATCTTATTAAACTGGGAAGTCGATTGTGGTCTGAGTTGGTCGGATGTTTCGATGTATTGTGCTGGTGCACCTTTACCAGCCATGTATGGAGCTGTTCCATAGATCATGGTATTTGGACGACTCGAGCCGTAGTTAAGAGTACTGGGCTGAGGATATACAAAAACTTCTTCAGTTGCGCATACGGATGGAACCGCGTGATCTTGAACCATTTTCATTCCTGGTTGGAGTTGATACGCCATTTATTATTACAAAAGATTTTGTTTATGGAAATCGAGTATCTACTACTTTAATGTTAAATTGTTTAAAATTAAGGGGCTAATCCCGAACCTCTGTGCATACCACTTCTCTTATCCCCATTTGGATCGAGTCCCGCAAACGCCTCGAGTTGTACACCTCTCGCGTCTGGGTCACATAATCTTGGATCCTGACGACACGTACTGCTCCTTTTACCATGGATAAACTCGTAATATGGTGTATTACCTATAGATGTATCTGGCATACTTATGAATTGTCTCGATAAAGCATTTCTTTGATATTCGGGCATAGATGATCGCGATCGGGCTGGACCATATTTAATATCACTAGTGAGATAGTTATTTACTGGTTCTCTTACCGTTGGATAATAACACGATTGGGGTCTATCTGGTCTATCGACATAATCAGACATGAGTACGTTTCCCATTGGATTATCCTTCGTTGGCATAGAACACTCTTTACCTGCGTTGTTATAAACCGTTGTTGGTCTAATAGCATTATCCTTTACCATATTCGATTTTTCCATTATATAAAGAACACCGAGTGCGGTTGCACCCAATACAAAAATGCGAGGGTCTCTGCGTATAAGATACACTATACACGTCGCATAAATGATAAAACGTGCTGTTGCATTAACACGGTCTGCTGAAGATTGTGTTTTTGAAGGCCAAAATTCGTGAACTTTGTCTACGCGAACTAATTGTTTTGGATCTTCGAACCAAGACGCCATTTATATATAATGAGTTTATTTTTTCATCATACCACCTAACATGCCCTGCATGGTTTTCATAAGTGCAGTTTCATCGAGTTCACTCCCATCTTCACCCATTTTATCGGCACATTGCTTTGCAACCTTTTCAATCATGGAAAGTGTATCTTCTGGGATAGAACTAATGGTTGTACCGAGCATGTATAATGTCTGAATATATTGCCAAATCGCGTTCTTCGTGTTTTCTGAAGCAGATGCCCAGTGTTTTTCAAGATCCACACCTTTCATAAAATCCAAATTCTTAGATTCCTTAATGAAAAACGTTTCATCTTTGGACGAAATCTTATCAGCGTATGGCGTAACACCTTTCATGAAACCGTCTACCACTAAACGTGGGTTAGAGGCTTTCATTAAATCAAAAGCTGACAAACATTTTTTCAAGCCCTTTTCTTCTGGAAATGTCTTGTGTAGTTCCACAAGAAATTGACCCATCATGTCATTAAATGCGGTCACGGACGTCATTTTATACCGTAAATATGTGTATTATCTTTAAGTTAGAAAATTAAAATGGTTCCGTCGATATAGTCTCTTTCTTACCTAAACCATTCGTAACGATAAAAAATACTAAAATTGCAGTAAGTGCAGCTGGTTTTGCATACGCACTCACTGGAAGCTTACCTTCGTTGTTAATTTTTGCTTTAAAGTGTATATATCCAGCAGTTATAAGACCGGCGATTATTCCGGCCCACGCGGGTTCTCTTAAATAGTCTTCAAACTCCATTTAATAGTACCCAACTTTTTTTGCACGGGTTTCGGATGCATCCGGAAACAAAACACCTTCCTCTTCTTCCTCTAAACGAGGTTCTGGTTTAGTAGTAATAGTTCGAAACTCATTATCTAATGGTGAAGTTTGGCCTGGCATCGTAACTGGTTCTTGTTCAGGCATTGGTTCTTGTTCAGGCGTTGGTTCTTGTTCAGGCTCGGGTTCGGGCATTGGTGGTTCATTATCGAATGGTTCTTCTGACGTTTCCTCTTCGTAGCCGTCAAGAATATCGGGATCTTCTGAATCTCCAACTTCAGCTTCACCGACATCCAAATCTTGACCTTCTTGTGTTTGAGACATATACGTTTGTAAAATTTGTTGTACTGGTATGAGTTCCTTTACAGAAGTTTCGATGCATGCACAGAATCGTTCATATAACTTATCGTTTCTTACGTGTTCGTTTTGGTTTTCGTGATAAATGTATGGATCCTGGTACAAATCTTTCGCGGCGTTGTTATAACACGTTTGAATAAAAACTTCGTTCGTTGGGAGTTTAAGTGAAATTTTCTTATTCTCTTTATTCAATCGAACCGCAGATAAAATTTTAACACAACTTACAAAAACGGCGGCTAAAAGGTCGTTAAACCACGCACACCTGTTTGTTATGTTATCTGTGTGTGTTTTAGACATGGAATCACTCCAGTTTGGAACTTCTTTTAAAAGTTTTTGGTACATGACAAGAACTTTTCGACCTTTTGAAAGTTTATAGGCTTCTTCATACATGGTTTCGAAAGTTTCGATCATAACGGGACACATAAGTAAACATAATTGACCGATATATTCTCTTTTTGCTTCTGTGAGTATATTTAAAGGGTCGCTCATATTTGTAGTATATTTACATAATTAAACTTTAACTCTCACGCATTTCTCCTGTATTTATTTGCAGCTTTTTTAAGATTAACAAATGAAGGAAAATCTTCCTCTTCTTCTGATTCAGTGTGGTGTTTGTTTGATTTTTTGTTTGGGCGCCACGAAATACACAATTCAAATTCACCTATAGTTTGAACAGTAAAACCACCTATTTCAAATTGTCGCTTTATATATTCAGTAGCCTTTACCCTGTTAAAATGTGGATACCCCATAACAAAGGATGGTATCTGACAAAAAAGGTACTTGTGTCCCAAATCAACGGATTGGCGTATCTTTTTAGATATTTGTTCGTAAATCTTAGTATACGTTTCCTTTTTTAACCGGTTTCTTTTTTCAGCTATACGCGTTATTTCATCGATACTGATCATTACAATTATTTTAGAGTTTTAAATGTTAATTTTTCCGTACATGGATTGTGGTTCAGATACAGCCTTATCGATTAATTTTCCGTTTTTGACCAGGTCTATTTCACTCTGTCTAACTTTGGTATAATCTTCAAATTCTTTACCCTTTATAGATTTTTGGTAAATACTTGGGTCGGAAGGTGGTTTATACTCAATGGGTTGAGTACGAAGACTCACGACTACGGCCTTACCATCTATTATACGCATATCAGACGTGACGGCAAAACCAAGTGCAAATCCCTTATGTTTAACTGCCATGAACATACATCTATACATTTCTTGTCCCGACGCCTTATTTATATACTTTTTTACTGATGTTGTTTCTATAATATAGGTACAAAGTCCGGTTTTTTTAGAAACTTCTTTGTTTGTTGCAAATACCATTTCTTGCATGAGATCGTTAGATATTTCAATATCTTCACCAGATTCTTCATATTCAGATAAATCCGTTTCGGTATCTTCTAAAATTATAACATCTTTTGGTTTAGTATATCCAGAAAACCCAAATTGTTCTGTAAACATTTCCGTCCTGGACATGGTGATGAGTACAATAAGTATTAATAGTATCAATACAATATTCATTGTTTTAATATTACTAATTATTTTTATTTTAAAATTTATTTTAAATTATATTCATTTTTTATACACAAAACAAACAGTAAAAAAATTTATAAAATGTCTGTCAATAAAAGTCCCAACTACTCTTGAAATTTATTTTTGAAAAAAAACTATCTCCTTGAGGAAGATGATCCATAAAAATAAAAATTTTTTTTAGTGGTCGAGACTTTTTTTGACAGACATTTTTTTTAATGTTCCGTGTTTTTTTACTTAAAAAAAAGTACACAATTATTTTAAGATATGTCCCTTTTAATTTATAGTCCACAATGTAATCATAGTTTGGATATAATCGATTATATTAATAAACATC